TTTTAACACATTTGGAGTTACTGGCTTTATTCAAGGGGCATCTAGTAACGGTGTTATTTTTATGAATTTTTCATTAAAAAACGGTTTAACAGCGGGTAATATCACAATTTCTTTTGCGCCAGTAGTAAATGGTCAAGAAGTAATTGTTTTAGCGGGTAGTTCATTAAAGAAAAGTAAATCAACATTAGTATAAAATGAAAATAATAATCAAAGAAGGAACGGGAATAACAATATTTGAAACTGAAAATGCAATAGGTAAATATTTGATTTGGAGTGATGAATTTCAAGCTAAAATAAACATTTTTATAAATCCAAATATAAATGATGATTTTACGGATATAATTGAAACGGCAACACAAGAAGAAATGCAAAATGTTTTGATTTCAGAAGAAACACAAAAGTATATCCAACGTACAACCGATGGAATAAATGCTTATGCCAAAATAAGTGCTGAATTTAGATTAGCAAAGTTAAGCGGAACTATTGATGATGCAACACACACGTATATTGAAAATTTATTAATACCAGTTAGAAATGAAGTTTTGGCGGGGCAATGGATAAGTGCAAAACAAAAGTTAATAGGCATTGGCGAAACGGCAGTCGGAGCAAGTTTATACAGTAGACTGATTGAGCAATTGACAAACTACATAACAGAGAATTACTAATGAGTTTTATTTTATTTGTAGTTTCAATTGTTGTATTTTTACCTTTATCGATTATAAATATAATTTTGGTAATATTCAAAGGCGGCAATTTATCAAACTACTTTAAAGAAACTGCAATCGATATTGACCGATTTGGCAATAGAAATTTAAGAACACTATTAAATGAAACTTTGCAAAAAAACGGTTATAAGTTCGGAGATGAAAGAGAAACAATATCAAGCGCATTAGGTAAAAATAAAAGAGATAATACATTAACAAAAACGGGCATAATAATTTGCGATATTTTAGACTATTTAGACGAAAATCATTGCATCAAATCAATTAAAGAAATATGAAACAGAATTATCACAAACATTTTATAGGTGGCGCTTTTATCAGTATGTTATTATTACTTACCTACTCGGGCGTGCCTTTATTAGTTCAATTCTTTATCACTGCTTTTATCACTTCTGTAATAGCGACGATGTGGGAATGGGGATGGGAAATGTATAGTAAAGCACCAGTCGATTATTGGGATGTGCGTTGGAGCGTTATCGGTGCATTAGTAATTCAAATTATCTATACAATATGGTAAAGTTAAAATTATTTATTGCGGAATATTGGGTATTGATTAGTTGGTTTACTACCGTATTAATAGACACACAATATCACATATTAGAAGATTTAGGAATGAACAACGGATTAATATCTTTAACCAGAATAGGAGGCTCGGCATTATTGGCATACTTCACAAAAGATAATTTAAAATCAAAATACAGCATAAATTTATGAATTTTTTAGCAGACAATTGGGCAGCAATAATAGGATATGTTACAGTGCCGATAGCGTGGGTATTTGGTGGGAGAATGAAAGCGAAAACCGATGCAGTTTCCAATATGCAAAATATGTATAATGGTTTTTTAGAAGATTATAAAGATAGAATGTCAGAAGTAATGAATGAACTTTCAGAAATGAGAACACACAATCGAGAACTACAAAACAAGTTTAATGAAATTCAGTTAAGCTACGCAAAGGAAATAGAAGAATCTAAAAACTGGGAACGTTTGCATAGAGAATTAGAGGCAAAATATAACAAATTACAAAGTGACTACGACAAACTTAAATTGGAAGTAAACAAACTTAAAAAAGGATTATGAAACTGGATTTGAACGGGTATAATTTAATAAAAACTTTCGAGGGTTTAAGTTTAAAACCTTATTTGTGTTCGGCAAAAGTTCCTACTATTGCGTATGGCTCAACTTTTTATACTAATGGCATTAAAGTAAAGATGTCAGACGCTCCTATAACAAAAGAAAAGGCTGATGAAATGCTAAAGGTTATCGCTGATAGTTTTGCCCTTAAAGTTTCTAAAATAGTTCCTAACAATTTAACACAAAATCAATTTAACGCACTTGTATCTTTCGCCTTTAATTTAGGAGTTCAGGCCTTAACAAACTCAACTTTATTAAGATTAGTTAAAATAAATCCAAACGATGCAAATATAGCAAAGCAGTTTTTGCGTTGGAATATTGCGGGAGGTAAAGTTGTTGATGGCTTGACAAAAAGACGAATTAAAGAAAGTAGCGTCTATTTCACAAAGTAACCTTAATTTTATGTAAGTTTGTTACATGAAAAAACGACTAACTATCTCAGATGAAACCGCAAATCTATTAGGACTTGTTTTAAACAAGGCTAAACGGTACAGATTAAACGAAAAACTATTTACTAAATACATCGAAATTAAGGGCGAGAAATCAAACAGTAATCAAGGTGTTTTAGACGCTTGTGAAAATTTAGGAGTTAATCCTGAAACAACTCCGATGCTATGGTTAAAAAATAAAGAGGCAAGTATAAGAGTTACAAATCCATTATTTGTAAAGCAAGAAGAAAAATTACTTTCAGATTTAAGAAGTGATTTAATTGAAGATTTACAAAACTATATCCCTAAGTTTCCAAAATTAGAACGTGTTGAAAATAGCGAAAGTTATTTATTAGTTATTGACCCCGCTGACATTCATATTGGAAAATTATGCTCCGCTTTTGAAAGTGGCGAAAGCTATAACAATCAAATAGCGGTCCAGCGTGTTTTAAGTGGTGTCAGAGGTATTTTAAATAAAGTTTCATCATTCCATATAGATAAGATACTTTTTATTGGTGGTAATGATATTTTACATATTGACAACCCACAAAGAACAACCACAAGCGGAACACCTCAAGACACCGATGGAATGTGGCATAGTAATTTTTTAATCGCTAAACAACTTTATACGGATGTTTTAGAAATGCTTTTAACCGTTGCCGATGTACATTTCACTTTTAACCCAAGTAACCACGATTATACAAATGGGTTTTTCTTAGCTCAAGTAATTGAAACATATTTTAAGAACTCCGAAAATATTACTTTTGATTGTAGTATAGCACACCGAAAGGCATTTCAATATCATAACAATTTAATAGGGACAACTCATGGCGATGGAGCTAAACAAATGGATTTGCCTTTGTTGATGGCTGTTGAATATCCTAATGAATGGAGCAAAACAAAACATCGTTATATTTATACGCATCACGTTCATCATAAAACAAGTAAAGATTATGCCGGAATAACTATTGAAAGTTTAAGAAGTCCAAGCGGTACGGATAGTTGGCATCATAGAAATGGTTTTTGCCACGCCCCTAAAGCGGTTGAAGGTTTTTTACATTGTAAGCATAACGGACAAATCGCCAGAATAACACATATATTTTAATTATGAGTGATATAGCAAAATGCGAAGATAATCTTTGCCCATCAAAAGAATACTGTTATAGATTTACTGCACCAGCATCAAAACTTTGGCAATCATACGGACAATTCAATAGAGAACAAGACGCTTATAATTGTTCTATGTTTTGGGCAAATGGAAAGCAATCAGACAAATGTAAATTAAATGGAGTTAAACGAGATGGAGAAATATGCAATTTAAACTATTGTACTTATCCTAAATGCGTACAAGATGATTATTGTGAATATTGCCATAAAACAAATAGCGAACACAAAATGAGTTGCCCAACAAGAAAAATACAAATACAATTATGAAAAAAACAATTTTAATATTAACCGCATTTTCTTTAATGAGTTGTGGCTCTCGAAAAGTACAACGTTCAAAAACTGAAGACAAAACGCAAATCGCAATAGTCGATACAAGTACTACAAAGACAATCGACAATACTATTATATCAGTTATCGAAATCGATAGCACAAGCGAAATGTTAATCGAGCCAATAGACACCACAAAAGAAATGGTAGTTAATGGAAAAACGTATAAAAACGCAAGAATTAAGCATAAAAAAGCGGTTCGGAATAAAGTAGTCGATATTAAAAAGAACGTTGTTAAAACAGAACGTAAAGCGGTTAAGATAGTAGCTAAACGTGAAAAGAAGTTACAAACTATGAAAAGCGATAGGGAAAGTTCGTATTGGTGGCTTTTATGGTTTTTGCTTTTGATCCCGATATATTATTTTTTAAGGCGTTACCGAATTATATAAAAACACTAAACCTACTTAATTGTAGGTTTTTTTATGTCCTTTTCTTTGTCTTTTATGTAGTTCATCGGATTTATACGCATTTCATCGAATAATTTTGTGAGGTGTTTATAGTCGACGTATGTTTGTACCAGCAATAAAGCGAAACACTAAAACAAATATTATGACTGCAACAGAAATGATTAAATCAGAGTACAAAAGAAGAACAGATTTAGTAGAAGATATTAACTTTAGAAAACAATGCGTTAAAATGGCTAAAGCATTAGGAATTACTGCTAAAGAATGGGAAGAAAATAAAGTACATATTATGTTAATTTTTGCAAATAAATTTTGTCAAGTAGAAAACCAAGCGGTGTAATATCCGCTTTTAAATTAAAATAACTATGAAAACATTTTTATCAAAACAGAAGTACCAAGTTTATTTTATTGCAATCGTTGCA